TTATTTAGTTAACATATTTATTTCACAAGGGAGTTTCTCGCATAGGACGGCAAACTCCTTTTTTCTTTTCTGACTCAGGGTGAAAATACAAAGTTTTGGTTGCGCGCCAAATTTCTTTTTGATTTCTGGCCACACATCCAAATAATTGCTTATCTTTCGCCGATTGTCTTGCATGGACCTCGTGTTATCAATTTCAACGAGATGCACATATCCGTCACGGGTAAATACAGCGTCTGGAATGATTGTTTTCTTAGTGGCTACTGTTAACCCCTTAACCTGAATTGCAAAGCCAAAATCCGGTTCCTGCTTCACTTCAATAGCGTATTCGCGCTTCCAGTCTGCCGGGCAGTCATAATAAACGTAGGCCTGGTTCGCCAAAAGCATATGATCAAACAGAATAGATTTTTTCACTTCTTTCTCACTACCAATTAGTTGCCGGCCTTCCTTATTTAAATAAACAATTTTTTCACGAGAACGAGATACGTGAAGATATGGTTCCAGATTGCCAATTACTCTGCAGGTATGCCGGTACGTTCCCAATTTTAATATCTCATGTAGCTGTTTAACACTTGCCACGCCCAGCCGGTCAATCACCGACATTATCATTTCCGTTCTTTCCAAGTTCATGTAGAAACCCTCCTATTGCATGATCACTTATAAACGGGCATTGGATTTCATGTGTTTCTGCAAGCTTATAAAGAGCCCTTCCTGGTATTGGGTCAACCCTGTCAGCTCCCTTTTCCTCTTCAGTACTTTTGCTTCCGAGAATAACTTTGCTGCCAGTGCTATCTGCAATTCGAAAAGCTAACCTCGCAACCATGTTCATCTTGACTTGCATGGGGACCGCCTCGGCTGTTGGATACTGGGTTGCATAAATCAATCGATACCCTAACCCTCCGCCGATCCGCGCAATTTCGCCAAGGTAAATCATGCAGAGCTCTGCAAACTTCTTAGCATCCTTGCCAACTAATTTTGGTGATAACTCTGCTCCTTCATCCACGATGATAAAGGTCCGCTCCTTAATGGGTGTATCGGCTATGTTGTTCCAGCCGTTTTTTCTGAACCTCTCCTCTTCCAACTTAATCATCTTATAAACGTGATCCAGCGCTTTGGCTGCTTCCACTAAGTCTGGTGCAACTTTGAGAACTTGAGGAAGGTTGCGGTATTTCCAAAACTCCAAGCCACCTTTTAGGTCGAGGATAATAAACCGGACTCGATCAGGATTGCTTACCAATAAAGATGCAAATGTACTTTTTAAAAACACAGTCTTACCAAAACGGGTCGTGCCGCCAACAAGAAGGTGTGGATAATGCTCGAAATTGTGATACATTACTTTATTCTTTTTCCCGATTGGTACCAGCCAGGAATGATGATAAAGGTGCTTTTTCTTAAGCTCCCAGTTGGCCAGTTTCTTGTTTGGGACTAGCGCTGCCGCTCCGATAAGGACAGGCGGTATAAGCCATTCCAACATGTCAGTGCCCCTTTCAGTGTATTAGTCTGTGGATTTGTCTTTTTGTCTCTTAGTCAGTGGCTATGTCTCTTATTTGATTAATCAATATATTATGATCGTTTTTAATGTCATTCTCGGAGAAACTAAGATTGCTTACACAATCTTCCCGCCCCGCTGTCTACTTCGTATCCATCGGTTCGGGCTGGATGTCTCGTAAACTATAAAAATAGTTTGCTGATATGGTTCAACAGATAAAGTATCCCTCCATATTTAGTAATCTCTAAAACTAGTTTTATTGCCTCCTCATTAATCGATATTCCGTACCTTTTTAATAAAGCTACAATCATCAACGATCCACCAGCTGCACCGATGCTAACCATTCCGAATGTAATCGGGCCCACGTTTTTTCACCTCGATTCGTCAGTGTCTAATACAGTGTATTGGGCATTCGCCTAAATATTGCCTGTCCTTCGAAATTATTATGAATTTTTATCAAAATTAATTTTTGAAAGGAATTCAAGTGGACAAACAGAATATAATTATAGAGGTGGATTACATATGAAAAGCAGAATTGGCGAATTAATCGATGCAACCGGATTTAAAAAGAAATACATAGCAAATTTACTAGAAATATCCCCTACCCAGCTGTCAAACTGGATCGCAGGAAGGTCTCACCCGCCTATGGAAAAAGCCTTTAAACTGGCCGAAATATTAAATGTTACAGTAGATGAACTGTACGAAAAGGAGAAGGAAGAATGAAAAAAATGATTTATTTGTTATTGGCAGCATCCTTACTATCCGGATGTGCCAAGGACGAAAGCAAACCAGTTAATCAGGAAGTTGAAAAGCCGAAAGAAAAGCAGATTGAAGCTAAAAAAGAGGAACCTGTCATTACAATAAAGAACTTGGATGGAGTAGTCGAATTTCTCGCGAATAACGGTTTCACAGTAGGTACCAGGGACAAAATGCTTTTCACCATGATTGGGGCTACAGATGGGGATGGCGTTATCTTGAATGACCAAAAAGTCGAGATGTACGAATTTAGCTCACCTGATGACGCCAGTTCTAAACTAGAAACAATGACAAATCAACTAGATGGAGCTGGTGAAATTGTTGTTAATGGTAAGTTTATGATGGTTGTTTATAATGATCATAGTGCCAAAGACAAATTACTCGAAACCTTTAAAAATTTTAAATAGGAAGAGACAAAAATGAACGTAACCATCGAGCTCCACTACATTTCAGCTGAAACAAAGATTATGCAAGGCGGCAGTTTCCCTCTACGAAGAAGGAAACCTGAACAAGTCGCTTATGAGTTTTGGAGAGAAATCAGAAATCGGATGCCGTATGGCGGGGAAATAGAAAAGGTTATTATTGATGGCGAAGATAGGACTGAACAGGTGAAAATATTAGAAGTCCCTCTTGATTGAGGGATTTTTTATTTTGGCACAAAATGTACATAAATGGATAAAGGTATAACCTATAAAATGCAGAAATTTGATGGTGAGAGGAGGCGAATATATTGCCGTGGTGGATTAATGAATCTTGGAATTGGTTTTGGTATTACCGTCGAGGAAAAATAAAATATCGTGTCTTAGAGTTCGGTAGTACTTTTAATGCTTCAGCATCAAACGGAATAATTACTGTGTATAACTGTTATGGCGGCACCCCAGAGCAAGCGAAAGAAATGGCGGCATTTAAGTTAAAGAAAGCTTTAGAGCGAGAAGAAATGCTGGAAAATGATGAATTAGTTGAAGAAGTAGTCCATCAGCATGGAGAATTTACTCTTAAACGCATTAAGCCCCCTACTCAATGAGCAAGGGGCTTTTAATTTTTAAAACATGACTACCCAGGTCTTAGGCCCGACTTCGCCGTCAGCTTTTAAGCCGTGGGCTTTCTGGTACTCTTTTATCCAAGCTGCCGTTTTTTCTCCATAATAATCGTCCACTTTCACAACCTGTTTGCCAAAATATTGATTTACTTTTTCTTGTATCTTGCCGACATACTCGTTTTTGATTAGCGGCTTTTTTACCTCGAATACATAACCAGGATAAGCAAGTCTAGGTTTTAAAGCATTAAGATCCAATGATAAGTATCGACCATTATTGCCGAACACCCAATAATCATTACCGACATTGTGCCAATCATTTACGTTCGCAAATACGTCAAAGATTTCACCTTTATTAGCCTGGCGAACCGATGGAAAATTTGTTCCCGGTCCTGTCCGAACGTTTAAGTTATCCACCAGCACAATGACTTGGGCAATGCGATGTGGCGCTTGTTTAGGTGGGGTAGGTACTGGCTGCGATACTTGTTTTGCAGGTAACCCTAAAAACTTAGCAGCCCCACGAGCATGGGCCTCACCAACAGCTTTTAAAAATGCCTCGTCTTTTAATCTGTTTGCGTCAAATGCATTTGAGATGAACAGATTCTCGGTCAATACAGCAGGTATTTTTGGTTCACGAACCATGTGGAAATTGGCGCGTTTCTTGCCGCGGTCCGTGGAGATTCCCCACGCTTTCATTACCCCCAAAATTTCGGCATGTAGAATATTCTGAGCGGAGATACTAGCCGCACTTGGGTTAGTGTAAACAAACGACTCAAAACCATTTGCGCTTTTTGCCTCTGCGCTGTTAATGTGAGGACTTACAATCAGATCTGCGCCCCAAGCGTTAGCATCAGCAGTTCGTTGACTTAGTGTTTTTGTCTCGTCTTCAATTCGGCTAGTCCGCACTTCTACCCCGTCGTAATTGGCTAAGAGATACGATTTTGCATAATCTACTATTTTCCTGGTTAAGACCTTTTCTAACAATCCGTTACCAATAGCGCCCGGATCTGTGCCGCCGTGTCCTGGGTCTAAATAGATTTTAGTCATTACTTATTCCACTCCTTTGGTTTTTGCATCCACATGAGCCTGTCCCAAGACATAGGCAGCAATCACAGATACTAACGCAAGTACGCTTTCCCCGTCTAGTCCTAAGTCAAAATAATCGTTTGCAATGACAGTGATGACACCGGCAACAGTGACGAGAAATTTCCGTGAGCCAAGTTTCTTTTTCATTCCCCATTCCCCACTTTCTCCTCAATTTTATCTACCCTTTTGTGCAAAGACTTGTTGGATTCTTCTACTCTCGTTACGCGCTCGCCCAAATGCTGCATCTGTTTTTCGCTGGCTTTTAGGTCAATCTTGATATCGTCTACCCCGCGCCTGATATAACCCAATTCTGCCTTTAATTCTGCGCTTTCCCGTCCGTCAGACTTAATCACTTTTGATTTGTTTAGCGAGTATGCCAGGATTGCAATTATTACGGATGTAATGGAAATCAATACCCCAACCTCTACTGTCATCCATGCACCTGCTTCCTTGGAAAATAAAAAGAGCCCCGAATAGGACTCTAAAAATAATATTGACAATTTAATTATTAAAGAGGATTTTTGTCAGTTCTTGTTGAATTCTATCACCATAAAAAAATGGTGGTGTATACCTTATGAAAAACTCCTGGGAATGGACAGAAGAAGACGTTTTAGAATTAATCAAAAACGAAATCCCAGAAAGCTTAAATCTTGATTATAAGCAAATCGATTCTCTTGCTAATACTGACGGTAAAAAGAATGAATTAAGCAAGGATGTTTCTGCTTTCGCAAACTCTGCTGGTGGTGTATTAATCTACGGTGTTATTGAAGATGGCCATGTTCCAACTTCCATAGATGAAGGTGTAGATCCAAACGTTATCAGTAAAGAATGGATTGAACAGGTTATTGATTCTCGAATCCAACGGAGAATCCCAGGAATAAGAATCAATCAAATAAAACTCTCAAATCCTTCTGGAAATGTAATTTACGTAATCGACGTTCCTCAAAGTCATTTTGCTCCTCATATGGCAGCTGACAAAAGGTATTATAAGAGGTTTAACTTCAAATCAGTTCCGATGGAAGAATATGAAGTAAGAGATGTTGGGAACAGGAATCAAACACCTGATCTAGAATTTATGATTACGTTAGATGAAAACCAGCTTACTTTTCCACAGAATTTAAATATTTCCAATCCAATGAATTTCAATTTTGTGCTTCAAAACCACTCTGTTGTCCCAGCCGAATACACTACAGTGCAATTTTTTGTTGATATCCACCTTAGTTCATCAAACATTGGCGGGCTTATAGAAAATGGACAAACTGAATTAACCATTGGCGAAACTCGGACTAAAGCAAAAAAGTACTACAAACACATAGCAATACCTGCTTCAGTCCCCATAATGAACGGAATATCATATGCAGTAGGTAATGCCCAATTTCGGTTTTACAAAGAAGAAATACCTTATTTAATTTACGTAAAATTAATAACAGCAAGGATGGAACCTAGAGAGTTTTTATTCGTAATAAGCCATAATAAAAACATTGTCCAAGTACAATCCATGCCAATACCATGAAACTTCTAAAAAGACTCCCAAGTTATTAGTAACTAGGAGTCTTTCTAAATTTATTCAAAGGCACATTTCACTTCGGCAATGGAGATTTTAAAATTTCCTTCTCCCCATTCCTGTAAATAATACTCTTTATCCTCTTCGTAACATTTCTTAGCTTCTTCTTCAGTATTAAACACATTGAAGTGAGTTTTTCCAGAAAGGTCATAGCAGACATACCACATTATTGAAATACCCCCTCAATGCTAAAATAATAATCCCGTAACCATATATTCATTATAGTCGCGGATTCTTTATTTTAGCCATAAAAAATAGGCCTGAATCCAGTCTTTCTTATGCAACAAACGAGACCCGTTAGTGAGATTACCGTTTCGCATACAACACCCGTTTCGGAGCTTTAAGTAGCTGGGTCGGCTTGCCTACAATAGTGGCTTCTTTACCAGTTAACTCGTACAGTTGCGGTTTAATAAAGTCGTGACTTCTAGTAATTGCGTTACTTAAAATAAACACCACTTCATTGTTATTCCCTACGCTAAACGAGGCAGATTTATTAATAGCTCTAATTTGAATAGAATCACTTGAATCTTTCACAATAATGCCATTATCCGAACTTTCATTTGACATTAGAGCAATATAGTTAGAATTTCGTTTTACAGGCAATCGAATACTTGAATTTTGCCACGTACCACTCGCATCCAACCGCCCCACGTTCGACCCAAGCACCTTAAAGTTACTGTGCAAGTTCCAGCGCTGATCGTCAAAGGAAGGAATCAAATTTTTTGCGTTTAGCAACACTTTATCGCCCACGATATTGTTCGGGTTTTCAAAGTCGTATTGTGCGACGATTTGACCGTTTAGGTAGCATGTGACTTTGTAGAGTGTGCCTTTTGTACCCTCTAACCCTTTATAGTTAGCGAAAACAGTGACATCGTCAGTAAAAGCTTGTTTAGCTTTAAGTCTTACTTTACTTCTTTGTCCGTATGTCAAACCACCACTTTCAACAGAAAGTTCAGAACCAGTTAATGCTGCTCCATTCGACGTAGGGATATAATACCACGCGTTATTTAAACCATTTCTACAATCAACGATATATTTCCATCTACCAAAATCTTGATTCGAATCAATCAAACACTCAATCTCAATCGCGTCCATTGTCATAGAAGGTAGTTGAAGATAATCCGTGACTCCATTAAAAAAAATCCCTATTTTGGCTTTCTGATTCGCTCGCTTTATAGGTAAAACACGTTTAGTTGGTCTTTTTGAGAGAACCATTATTCCTCACCTACTTCGACAGGCGATTCCTCCACTAATAAAGATTCCACCGTATCACCGTTAATCGGAAATTCCGGGTTTTCACGGTTATAGGTGGAAGTGAGATAAAACGTATCGCAAACAGGCTGTTCATCCGTTTCTTCAAACGCATCGTGTATAACGACTAATTTTGCTTTGATTTCCGCTTGTTCTTCTTCTGTCAGTTCCATCACTCCATTAATATGAGGTGGTTGTAATCGTGCCATGTGTATTCCTCCTTTACGCTTTTAAGTACGCCCACGCGCTCATCGTAACTGATGCTGTATGTCCATTAAATAATTGAATCTTAAAATACCTCGCTTTCACGACAATATTTCCAGCTCGCTGTTGAGGTGTGCCAGTAGCGATTACATCATAATCAGCACCTTGCCACGTTACACCATCACTAGACCAAAGAACGTGAACCTTACTTGAAGTAGCCCCGCTATTTAATAAAGTAATACCTATTTCTGAAAAACCATCCGCGTCAATCCAAGAACTATCAGATGTCCCACTAGCCCCCACACTCACCGCGTTATGCGTCTGAATCGTCTGCGCATACCGACTCTGAATATCAGTTGGTTGTGCAACATTACTGCCCATAAGTTGCGCAGCGACCTTGGGCATTGGTTTATCCGTGACCGTATCTAACTCCATCGCATGAGTGTATTGACTTTGATTTAAAGGCATATAAAAACCTCCTCATAATTAAAATGCTTTCTGGCCTGTCAATCCTGCAACCAATTCCCGTTCGCAAGATGTGCAGATTTTTTTGTTTGCAACTAGTTTGAATCGGCCATATTGACCGCAAATATCACATTTTGCCTCGGCTAATCGCAGCATTATTAATTCGCCGTTTGAAATTACCTGAACCTTATCCCCTACTTTAATCCCTGTTAACGTAAATTGATCCAGAGGAATCACAACGGAACCATCCTCTTTGACCTCCGATACAATAATTTCTATTGGATCCATCTTTATACCTCCTAGTCTCCAACTCTCATAATGTAAAATTTTATATCCATGTACGATCTCGGACCATCGTCAGACCCCATCAAGAACCGTAAATAATCCCCGGCACTAATCCGTCTAATGTGAGTCATTTGGAGAGGAACCTTTGACGCGTTCGGAGGGGAACTCCAATTCCAGTTAAAATCCCCTGCTTTTATCTCGGCCTTGGCGATTGTACTTTGTAGATCATTCAAAGCATATCCAATGTACCAAGACTGACGAGATAATAAGTCAGTTCGAGCCATCTCGATATGAATTTGATAGATACCACCTTTCAAAAAACTGAACCTTGAAGTGTCTATAGAATTGTTCATACTGAAAAGGTGAGTACTTATTTCTGAGACATGGGCAACCAATGGAATCCCCGCAATAAAATCACTATTTAAACTCAGTCCCTCACATTGTCCAAACAACAATCCTTTTCCTGCATTGAGATCGGCCATTACTGCATCATACTGTTTTTCAATATTATTTAATGCAGCTGCATTTATCGGAGTCCCAGCTTGAGTCACGGTTCCTGGAGCTGGTATTAGGGTGTCAAAACCGCCAGCTTCTGTACGCGTAAACCGATTCGGATATTGTACAACACGGTCCACCCAGTTCGTTTTCGTATAAGGCATTATAATCCACCTCGACTTTCGGTTTGGCACGTTAAATAGCCTTGATATTGATACTCTTGTTTATAAATCCGGCCTTGCTTCGCATAGTCAGTATCAATACCATTTGAAATAATTACGATGTCTGCGCATTCAAGGACAGGGTTTCCTCGCCAATTCGCCTTATAAACTACGTTAAAATTGCTTTCAAGGATAAACCAATCAGCAATCATTTGAGCCCGTTCAATTGTATTTATTAAAGGATTGTCAATTGTAAATGATTCACCGTTTTTACCTGCAATTGCTATGTTTACTTTGCTATAATCGGTAGATTCATCAACACTGGCATAAACCTTAATTATTAATTGATAAATTGACTTTCCCAAGGTGATTTCCGGAACGGTATACATATTTTCAAGGTCTAACCGCTTCATCCCATTCCCGTCGTTCATTTTTGCATAAGCAGTTGTATCAAATGGGTCAAATCCGGCATATAAACCGTCCCCTGCATACGTCATATAATTACCAGCCGAGTCAATAGTTGCAAAGGGTTTTATCTGCACGATTCCATTTCTGTCTTGAAAGACTGCACACATACCGGCAATGCCAATGTGTTGGAGAGCTACCCGACAAGTGACAGCCTCTTTAAATCCAGTGGAGGTCGTATAATTTTTTAATGATTGATCAATGGTGTAATCGGTAATACCGGCAACCCGAAAAATATCGACTGCTATGTCATAAAGAGTCATGTTAGCTCCAACACCGGGCCCACCGTAAGGAATGTTGCCCAACATCGTAAAATTATCGTACGCAATTAGAGTAACCGTCATAGCACCCACATCGTTTTTCCAATCATCAAGATAAAACGACCCCATTGGTTCCCATTCAACAGTTCCATTAGGCAAGACCAAGCCTAGTTCTATAAAGATTTTCGGTCGCTGCGCAATAATCTGATGCATATTTGATAGATTTAAAAAATTGAAATTACTACTGGTATTATCCAATGTCACCTGTAACTCATTAGAAGGAATCGAGTCATTGAGAGTACTCATTTCTTCAAGGATGGTCAATTGAGTAATAACCGTATCATCATAAACATTTGTGGATCCATTTATGTTAAAAGTGATTCTCGCGTTGATTTGCCGGCCGTTAGCATAGATATTTTTTTGGTAATCAGTTGTTGAATTTAACATCTATGCTCACTACCTTTCTATCAAATTAAATTTAACGTCCTTCCAACTGGGGACACCATTATCAAACCGCATCATTGGAGCCGGACGGTCACCGCAATAAAACGTACCTGTCTTATTGGAGTTATCCTTAGGATCAAAATACACGACTGTAAAAAATACTGGATCCACAGCATTTAATATTTGACTGTACTGGGCCCCTGTTAGAAGAGCCCAACCCAATTCAATTTTTCGTTTCGTTGCGATCCGCTCGATTATCATGGTACCAGCTGCATTCCGTTCCGCTTTTGAAATATCCATAATATCGACTTGATACTCTGAAGGAGTGGGCAACGCCACCCCACCAACTGTGATTAGAGCCATTTGCCCACCACCCTAAATTGATTGTAGCCTTACGTTGGTGCCAACACGTTTATTTTCTATATCTGCATAAGGCTTAATGATTCTTGCGAAGGTCCGACCATCGATATTTAAGATAATATCTCCACCTGGTCCCGATGACCTGCTATACTGATTTGCTTGCATAACAGCAGTGCCCACTGCCCCCGCAATTAAATCTTGCAATTTATCCAAAGGAGATACAACTTCTTGACCGCCCGGGTTATCACCGATGAGCGCGAGAGTTGGTCCGTTGGTAATACCGCCCTTAGCTAGTTTTGGGATTTCCGGTATATTTGGAATCTTGCCGCCTAATGGAATGGCGTTCTTCGTCTCATTGAATGCTCTGATTATTTTATTAAAACCAGTAATCGCACTATTCACAATCTCTTTAAAGCCATTACCTATTCCCTTCGAAAATGCATTTTTAATGTCTTCGAACCTATTGACAACCGGAGTAATGATAGTACGCGCAAACCACTCGACAGCTCCATTGAATGCACTCTTTATGGCGCCCCAAATGGTTGAGCCAACCTTGCCGATTGATTCAAAAGCCGCAATGACTTTATGGGCAATATTTACGCCTGTTGTCCACATCCAGCTTCCGAAATCTGTGAAAAAGAGTTTTACACTTTTAATAAAATTTGTGACCCCGGCAACAACATCACCCAAACCCTTAGAAAATAGTTTTACAAAATCATCCGCAAAACTTTTGAAAAATTTGGCTCCGTTTGTCACAATTTCAATAAGCGATTTTTTGATTCCACCTACAAATGTGAGATTCCAAAAATTCCAAATTGCCTTAATGGCCCCGGAGAACATATCCTTAAGTCCTTCCCAAGCCTTAGACCAATTCCCGGTAAAAACGCCACCGATAAATTTCAATAATCCCTGGAAAACTTTAATCACTCCATCAATTAAACCCTTGATTGATTCCCAAATAAAATCCACAATAAACATTACTATCGGCTTTATAAAATTCCAGATGTTCTTAAATGCCTGGATGATCATAGAGCCATTTTCTTTCCAAAAGGCAATCATTCCTTTTACCTTTTCAATAAAGAAATCGGACACGGCCCCCCACGCCTTTTTAAACATTTCAACCGCTGGGGCAAAGAACTTTTTCACCTTTTCGGCAAATTCCTTTACCTTTTCAGAGATTTTAGTAATCGTATCCTCTGATTCACCGGGATCAAATCCACCTCCCAAGCTAGCACCAGCTCCTGCGTCACCGGTCCCTGCACCGGCACCACCTGAAGATGGTTCGTTGAGAGTGTTTACTTCATCAAAGCTTGCTACACCTCTGGATGCCGCCTTATCCGCTTTTGCTTTCTTCTTTGCAGTTTTATCAATAGCATTGCCTAAATCATTTGTAGCACCTGTTTGATTCGCAATTGCCGCCGTTTGTGCTTCCCCAGCTTTTATATTTGCCTTTGGAAACAACGCCCGCATAAAACCTGCAAATGTTTGAAATGCCTTTTCAACGTACCTCATAAAGGTTGTTAATACCGGCAATGCGATATTTAAGATTGGTAGAAACGCTTGTCCAAGCGCCATCCTGGTATCACTTAGGGCAGCTATAAAATTACCTTTCAATAAAGCTGTATTGTTGGCAATTTCCCAACCAAAGTTCTGTTGAGTCTTTTCCACAATATACTGTGCAAGAACAGCCTTTCTCATTTCGGTGCTTAGCGTTTCCCAGGGAGCACTCTTTGCGATATCCCTGTAAGCCTTTGACATAGTGACAGCTGCTACACGGACATCGATTCCGAGCTCATCTGCCCCGTCAGCTTCTTGGTTCATCGCAGACCGCATACGGTCCGAAATCTCAGTCATTTCCATCCCTGTTCTAGAACGGATTATTGCTGCTGCTTTCATTAGATTCGTTGTCTGGTTCAATAAATCTTGAGAGTCTTTAGCCGTCGCTTTCAATCGTAAAGAGAATTCGTTTGCCATCTTTGCGGTTTCTAGCTTACTGAACCCCATTGCTGCACCAACGGTGTTTTGCCATTTGACAAAATCTCTCATACTAGAACCCAGCGTACCGCTAACAGTTCCCATCAGGGATTCAAACTTAATTGCGTCCTCGATTCCTTCTTTAAGTGTCAGCCCGGTACCAATACCCGCTAAGATTCCTGCCATTCTTCCAGCAAAGCTTTTCATTTGTGACTGGGCTTGCTTCATCCCCTTCTGTAGACCGCTTAAGTCTGCACCTATACGGACTAATAGGTTACGTAATGCCATTTATCTCACCTCCCCGCCTAAAGCTGCGTTTAATCTTTTCACTTCATTAAGCATTTCCTCGTTGGTCATTTGTTTCGGTTTTCCTTTATGCCCCAAAACCTCTTTTAGAGGAGGCAACTTTTTAATACGATGCCAATACTCTCCTAACCACACGAGAGTTAATTTATCTTCGTCTTCTCGCTTTCGTTTTTCATTATAATCGAGAATTTTGAGATTAAGTTCATAAGGGGTCATTTCGTTATAATCAGAAAGGCTAAGTCCAATGTGGATAGCAGATTTCAAAGATTCTTCCCAATTCCATGAAGTATACTCTGTAGATCCGCTATCCGAGGTTAGTTTTTTTCATCAACCTGACCAGAGCCACCGAACGCAACATTAAAAGCCTGATTCATTTTTTCTAAGATTTCATTGTATGATTCCGCTTGATCTAGCAGATCTTCCATGTCTTCGAGCTTTAGAGTTTCATTGTTTTCTCTCGCATCTGTTAGAAGACCGCACCAGATGACTTTTTCCAAATCTTCAAAGTCAAAATTATCAATGTCAAAATCATCGATGCTTTTGCCGGTAATGGCTGTTAATTTTTTCAGTGCTTTATGTCCAAAGCGTAATTCTCGCGGACGGTCGAGATTAATAATGACTACGTCGTTTTTATCCGGCATTTATTTTTCCTCCTTTTTTACCCAAGCCAATGGTGTATCTGCAGTACAATTTATCTCTGTTGGATAAAATGAAAGAGTTACTGAGGGAAAATCATCCACCGACGCTTCAAACTTAACTGCAGTTAATCCCCTTATTTCCTTGTCATCGATCTTAACCTTTGCCTGATTAGGCCCTATTACATCGATATCAACCTTCAAAGTTTACCCCTCCTATACAAATAAAAAGACTAGAGAATTATCCCTAGTCTTAAGCAGTCTTAACGAGTGTTACTTCATAAAGTTTTGGCGCCTTGTTCGGCTCTTGAGCCATGAGAACAAGTTTTTTAGATCCAACTGCTGTGATTGGTATGGCTGCAGATGCAACTCCACTGTTAAGTGTCTGTGTGAGTACCCCATCCACGAATAGATTGATAGTATGGTTAGCAGCTGTCGCCGTAAGCGTGACGGATGCAGCAGTAACACCGCTATATGCGTATAGATTGTTACCAGCATTAAACGCCGGTGTTAACGCTCCGCCGGTACCGGTTAAGGATAAAGCTGTTAAGCCACCAGAAGGCGTTAATCCTAAAGTCGGTTGGCCAGATACCTTAATCGTTGATTCAAAGCTGACATTGTCCTCTAATTCTGCTCCGGTGCTAACGCCCGTCACGATGCCGTTAAAGGTCCAAGATGCACCAAAAGGGAATAAAATGGTGAACGGCATTAAGGTTCCTGCATTAAACGCATTATAAAGGGCCACTTGACCGTTTGTGTCACCAGCGTTTAAGAAACCACTAAGCGAAACTTCCCCACCATCTTTTAAACCCTGCGCAAATGTTCGCCAACCATTTACGCTATCAAGTGTGGTAGTTTCTATAGTATCAGCACTTGGTTCTAAACCGCCAATACTGGTTAAATCAGCGACACTGTTCGCGCCGATCAGAATTTTTGTACCCATTGCTTGAGGCATATTATTATCACTCCTTAAAATTTAACTCTTAAATCAAATGCTGATCTATAAAGAGATATTTCCTTCTCATAACGTTTCACAGGGTCATCATAAGTGGCGTTTTGAATAAATGGACCATTTTCGCCAATTACTCGCCCTTGGAAAGATATGATTTTTGCCACTACCGCTTTTGTTAAAGCTTTCATGCTAGCGTAACTATCATGCAAAATATAAATTTCGCAAACTACTTCTCTGGTACTCAGATAGCCCTGCAGACTTTTGTCAGGAATACCATCACTAGACACGTATATCAAAAAAGGTGCCTTTTCCCCTTCGGGAGCTGCCAAGGGGAATATTTTATTGGATAGACCTGGTATAGTCTCGAATTCAGCCCTCAAAGCCTCCTCAAAGTTCATCAAAAACACCTCACTTTAACAACTTGTCTATTTCTTTTCCTAATCGCTTAACTATTTTTCTTGTGGATTCAGCTTCATTTTCTGCCAGAGCGTCACGTACAAAGTAAAGACCGGGTTCGTATCCATTTGCGGTATTGAAACCATATTCCTGAGAAACAGGATAGTATCCGGTAGGTTTTTTTCCGCCGTATATGCCAGGGTTTTTAATTGGTTTTTGGAATACTGGATTAAGCGCCCTGTCAAAGACAATTCGATAAACGGATTTACATTTTTTTCGTGGTGCTTTTTCCAAAATCTTAATAATACCGTTTTTTAATGTGCCTGATAATTCCGGAGCATTCGCTTTCGCGTCTTTCAAAGGGTCTTTGATACCTTCACGAGCTGCTTTTGTCGCCACGCTCTTAGGGACCTTTTCGACCCTTTCTAACTGTCTCATTAACTCAGCAAAACCTTCGATTTCGGGATATCCGCTGGCCATTATATCAACTCCTTGCATAGCAGCTGGAGCTCAATGTTTTTTTCCTGAAAGTTAATTACAGAAATAATGCTAAAAAAACGTTCTCCAAACTTTATTCGCATATCGGGTGTAATCCCCGAAAGGTACCTCAAATTAACCTTATGAGTAACCTCGCTATTTATCGTTTCGGCCGCGAAAAATTCTTTTCCGCTAACCGGATAAATGCCGGCACGTGATTTTATAACATCCACCCAATCATTAGATTTTTCACCGTAACTGTTTTGGACGCCCGACTTCTTTTGAAATGAAATGACATGTCGAAATTCTCCCGGATTTATCCTGTATCTAGTCAATAAAATCACCCCTATAACAAATTGATAGAGTGCATGTCTAGGATAGATTTTATGACCGGATTTACCTTGTCATTTTCAACGGAAAAAGTACGATTATCGTACATTTCATTTACTAGAACAAAAAGAACAATTGTTAAATCCTCTTTTGTATCCATTTGGTCATAGGATAGTCCAGTATAATTTTTGATGTATGACTTTCCGGCTGTATGAATAAGGTCAAATGTCTTATTTGTTTCAGGATCATCGTTATATTCACGGGCATAGTCTTTTAAATCTTGCCTGGTTACCTCACTAATTTTCATCGGTTTTCACCTTTTTCTTAGAAGGTACTTCCTCTACATATCCTGCTTGGAGCAAATCCTCGCAAATGGCCTTATCTTTAATTTCCTTCACTTCACCAACACCCATGGTGACAACTCCGGCAAAGCTAACCAATGCCTTTACTTTCATCACGTCACCCCCTAAAAAAAGAGAGTGAGATAAACCCACTCTCTTTAAGCTTTCATCACTAATTTGGCGATTTTTTGTGCATTTTCAACCTTAGAATCGATTTCAATCCAGCCGACAACACCCACAGCGTGCTGAGTAGCGAATTTCTCGCGAAGGACCTCGATGGAAACATCCTCAGACAATTTAACTGCCAGGCCGCTCATATCACCGTAGAAAATAGCGGTCTTACCAGCTGCCATTGCCGGTGCATTGATAGATGTGTAAACATCCTTACCTAAAAGTGTATATCCCCAACGCGCAGTAGCATCCTTGTTCAACAAGTAATTGCCTTGGCCGTCTTTAAGCTTGCGAATAGCAGCACGAGTTGCTTTGTTCATGATCCAAATTGAGCTTCCTTGGAACACATCTGGAACAGTTTCCTGTACGTCAATCAATTCATCAGCAGTGACTGCTGTTTGGCTTGCTGCTGTGACGGTTTGAGTCACTGTTGAAAGACCGGCTACCTTCCCTGCAGTACCATTAAGCAACTCTTTTTCAATCCATTTTGCGATGGATTCAGCCATAGCTGTAATAACAAAGCTGACAACATCAAATTGAGAGTTATTGATCAAAGATTTAGATACCTTTGATAATACTCCGGCCAAGAATCCCTGTAGTTCAATGCTCAAAAACTTTCCGGATGTTGACTCTAGTTCTGTAAATTCAGTAGCATATGCCATTGTAATGCTTTGAGTTGACTCATCATAGTAAGGAATGCTAAGTTTCCCACCCACATTGTAACGAGTCGCCAGTTGATAAATTGGTGATAGATCATAAACCTTTTTGATGATTTTATTGGCAATCGATGACGGAATTACGGCTCCATTATCACCTACAGTCAGGTTAACGTCAGCGCGTTCTTCCACTATTCCACGAATATAATTGCCAAAAGCGCGTTCTTCAGCAGCGGCGCGTTCCTCAACTTCAGTCTTTTTAACAGGCTTCTTTTTGTCCAAAGCGCGAGCTTCTGCCTCTGCTGCAATGGTTTTATCAATTTTTGCAATTTCACCTTTGATTTCATCGAAACGTTTAGTCTCATCATCTGAAAAAGCACGAGTTTCCTCTTTTGCTTTTTTGAGGATTCCGTCCATTTCATCCATTAGATTGTTACGTTGCTCCAAAAGAGTAGGCATGGATCGGTATTCAATTACTGGTTTAGCTAGTACTTTGTAAAATGACATGCTTATTGTCCACCTTTCAATTTAAGATATTCAATTTCTCTTTCAAAAAGAGAATGATCAACTTTTTCTCGCTTTTCATTTTTGGAAGATAAGTCCTCAATCTCTGCTTTAAATTCATCAGAGCGATTTTCAGTGATAACCTCTTCTTCACCGCGAGCCTCGATGGAGGTAGCGATGTAAGCCGGCGTTTTATCCAAAATAGACACTTCTAAGAGGTCAATATCCTCTAATGTTCGGCGCTGAATACCGTCAGAACCATCTTCCCAGCATGGTTTATTGTCGATAAACCCAAATGACCAGCCCCGTAATTCTCCGTTTTTTGCCTTGGAGATAACATCATCATCGGTTACCGTAGCAATGGCCCGTAAACCAATATTGTCCTCATACAATTGCAGGTTGCCTTCTTTGATGGACCCTAATTTACGGTTTGAATCATGGTTAAACCGCAATTCTACATCATCAGCCTTACGAAGTGCTTTTTCAAAGGTTTTCGGCTTAATTTTTTCCTTAAACCGTCCACGAGGTGATGGCAGCACCCTGCTTTCACGGTCAACAGCATTCACGTACCCATCAAGCAGCACCTGGTTCTCCCGGATTTCTATTCGCATTATCATCACCTCCTCCCAAGCCCTTGTCAGGGTTATTCATGTTGGCCGATTTATTGGTATTCGGCGTGTAGATTTCTTTGGTTACCGGATTATAAAGAACATCCTGCAAGCCAAGTTTGATAAAGTTTAGACCTAATGGTTCCAAATCTTCTCTATACCGGATTTCATCAATCTGCATAATCCCGCTTTTAGAGGCGATTTCATAGGCTTTAAACCGCTTTTCGATGTCGCCTTTAAGTAGCTCTTTCGTGTCAAAGACAAAATAAAAAGACCCTTTTTCACTAGGAAGCAATAGGTCCTTATTTAAAGCTGTTTGCATGGCCACCAAAATAGGCAAGATACAAACCTTTATCCAGTTGTTATACACTTCGTCACTAGCAGTCCCATCCAAAATGGATTGGGGAACAATAAATATCTTGGAGATTTCAGCAGAATTGGTCCTCTTATTTTCGTTAAGCTGCATTTCCACGGATGTGTTTGAGGCTTCCTGAAAATCTAGACCGTTGTTCAATACAACAACGTTCTCCGAATTATTGCCATAGAGTTTTTTCCATGCCGCTTTTAATTCATCAATAGCATCCTGACTTAAGCGATTTTGGCTTTTTACAAACCCCTTCTTATTACCACCCGTTTTTACTAGAATCTCCTCAAAAATTAAAGAATTGTATGCAACGGATAGCATTTTGTTGTTTTCCTGAATAATTCCCTTCCCGGTAACACCATCTTTAGTTTTTCGGGTGAGTTTTAAAAACTCAAAATCACGATACATAGATCCGTGGACAAGAATATCGTAGTCTTTAAATATTGGATCCACATTCATGTTGATCGCGACATTCCTATAGTCCACATAATGCAGACTTTTCAATTCGTTCCTGGCGCGATTTATAAAAGCATATCCAGCTCCATTTAGCAGATAGTCCTCGACAAGAGCTTTTTTAAATTGAAAACCATCCAAGGTGTCCTTGGTATCATCGTTCAAAAGCGAAAGACGGTTATCACCCTCGATTTCGGTCACTTTCCCGTTATCGGCCTTATACAACTGTATAGGCAGGGAAGCAACTGTATCGGTGATAATTCCCACACATGCGCTTACTGCCGGGATATTTAAAGCCTGCTCCTTGGTAATATCGCCGGTTATTAGCCCCGAGCTCAGAAGCAGCTCTTCAAGTGAAATCCCTTCTCGTTGTTCCCTCTGGTATTGCCTAAATTCCCGCCATCTTTGCCATAAACCCACATTCTCACCTCCTCCTAAATAACCTGGGCCCCAAAATTAGCATCCGGATTAAAAATTACATCTTGCTGCAAGAGATAAATAGCGTTGATTAAACTAACAACCATATCCACTTTGCCGGTAGACTTTTTCTTGTTAACGTAAATGTTTTTATTGGTGTCCTCGGTAACCTTGGCGTTTTGAAAATTCTCCTCTAACAGACCATTTTTCATGTAGTGGAATTCTTTATTAAGAATTTTCTCTCTCAATAATTTAGTCGCTGGATGGAGAACGCTAGAATGCTGCTTTACTTCCACAGTTTTATATCCTTCTCTTTCTAGCCGCTGTGCCGTGGACAAACAGTTATAACGGTCATAGGCAATCCCAACCACAATTACCTTATGCTTTTCCTCTATGGCCAAGATTATCTCTTCAATAAATCCGTAATCCACAGTCATGTCGCCGCAAGCAAAGCAAACGCCCTGCTTAATAAATTCATAGTAATTGATTTTTTCCAGCCGATTTTTTTCTGGAATCCGTTCAGTAGGTACAAAAGCAAACGATTCAGCATAGATTTTCCAATCCTCTTCCGTGACCATAGAGTACGAGCAGTTATCATTGGTCATGGCCAAGTCTAACCCTAACCACACCTGCCGGCCGGTCCAATCAAAACTATCAATCTTGCATTTTCGAACATCATCAATGTTTACATAAGCCTCACCACTATTAGAAGGGAGAAAATGATTCATATGTTTACAGAGATATTCTTCACGTTCGGCTGGCTTTTCTAAGGCCGCCTGTCGGCTATCCCGAATTTCATTGTAGTTTTCCTCAATCCTTAAAGGGTTTGCCTGGTATAATCCGGTATCGTCCCAAAGATGCTCCGGTTCTGCATAATAAAGTAGCGCAAACATCCGGTCATCCTCGATTATGCCGGCAAATACCTTTTTGATATATGCCAGCTCCTCGAGCATGATTGACTTATCCTCAGCATATGCCGTGGTCAGCTTAAATCGTAGTGGGTTCTTAACGTTCAGCTGGCCAGATTTCATTGCGTTTATATTGCCGTAGTCCTTAAATGCTCCAACCTCATCTGCGATAAAGGCAGACGGACGAATAGTGTTATTTTTGTTTGCTTCCCCAGTTCTTGCTTGATAAAAGCTATTGGTCAATTTGCAAATAATCTTGCCGCTAAGTGTTTTCGGAACCACAAAGTATTTTCCAATATAGGGACTCGCTTTTAGAATTTGAGTCATGGCCTTTTTTACTTCCCCGGCCAGTTCCCGGTCCAAACAAATAGAATAAAACTCTGAATAATCATCCTCAGTAAGCATGAGAATGATAAAAATCAAGGCACATATAAAGGTTTTGGCATTTTTCCTCGGAATAAATAGAGTGACATCCCGGTATCGAAACTTATCAGGATCCTCTTTAAATCGCCAACCAAAAATATTAACAAGAAAAAAAGCCTGGAATCCTTCCAAGCCATCCAAAATAGTTTTACCCGTTACCCCTAATCCAGTAGCGAAATTGAGTAAAGACAAGATTCCTTCTACCGTTTCAATTTCAGTCTCATCAAAGTAATAGGGGAACTTATCCTCATGCTGCCTCTCCAGATCTCTCAGGAACCAATTACACTGAATGATTACTTCTTTAGTCGTTATTTCCTTGCCAGCTGCAACCCTCTCAGCGTAGCGAACCGCTTTTTCAAAAATCACTTTTTACCACCAGCCAGGACTTTCAGCAGCGGATCATCTTCCTTGGCTTTCACCTGAAAATTGATATTCCCCAGTTTGGCCCGGCTTTGAGGTGATAGGCTTAATTCAGTACAACATCGGAAAAAGTCTTTTGTATATTTTTCTTTAGCTCGCATAAGATCTTTATCTAAAAGCTTTTCGATATCTTTATTAATCAGCTTTTCGATATTCTGTAAGCGATCTATAGCAATTGCGAAGGTTCCCAAAATATAAACATCCAAATTCCCAAGAATCCCACTGGCATGCAATTCCTCAACAACATAGTTAAAGATCTTTTTCTGCCTAGCATTCAAATGTTTAGGAGGGGAAATATTATCTGCAGCACCTTTTAGCTTTTCCTCCACTTGCGTTCTAACCGCAATTTCATCTTTTGTTAAGTTTTTGCTCATGGTTTTTACGCTTTTCGATGGCCTTGCCATTTCCTCACCTCCTAAACTTTTCATTTCGGGAATTTTTTTCGAGCGAAAGTGGAGTCGTGGTCTCACTGGTTTTAATTGTCAGAAAATTCAAGGTGGGGGGTACAATTCAGAATTGTTTCTAATCGACAAACAATTTTCTTTTTAATTTATTTGTCGAATAACGACTCTTGCGCTTTTGTAATTTCCAACAATTCGACACGGCCTATCTCCCCAGCGTCCGCCATCTTGTGATGATTGCTGCATAAGCTGATCAGGTTCTCGTCATCCAATCTCTTGTTCCAATCCTCCACGATAGGAACAATATGATGGACCTCTATGTTAGTAAAGTTATATTGTTGCTGCGTGTTATGCAGCTTACGAATACAGACCTGGCATAGATGCTTGTCACGTTCCCTTATTTGTTTACTCTTATTTGTCCATGCTCTTGTGCGTCTGAACTTGTCAATGTAAGTAGGTTGTTTAGTCCGTACAGGTTTACGTGGACAGACATAGGAACGATCATGAATACCGCCACAATACTTGCAGCTCTTTAGCATTGCTTATCGGACGCCCATTTACTAGATATCCGTTTCGCAATCTCTTGACCATTAAGATTCACATTAACAGAATGATTAGACTGCTTATTGATTTGCTCCTCTAATTCCTTCAATGCAGCCGTTGCTTTCTTCGCCGCCCTGGTTACTGCCTTTAATCCCTTCAATGCTTCGGTACAATCCAATTCAAGTTTTACTTTAAGACTGTTACTTAATGGTTTAACTGCCTCTGGATACTTTTCTTTGTTTGACTCGCGCTTTTCAGCCATGTCACAACAACTCCTTTTTATATTAAATAATGAATCTACAATCCTTAGTCCTCAATGGTGGTTCAAGGACAGCATGTGTAACAGATGCACCGGTACACAGTAATAAGGCGATCAAGATAACTCTAATCATTTCGTCTCAACCTTTTTAATGATTCTGTAACTATTCTAGAAATCTCTTTACCATCTAAGGTTAAAGGTATGACAACCTCACTCTCCTTTATCGGAGCAATCGGTTCTTTGTTCTTATATATTTCCAGCACAGTTTCAACTTGTTCGGGTGTTAAATCGAAGCAATGTTTCTTACATCGCCTTATGATTTCATTTCTTACATACAAAGCATCTTCACTAATCTTTTTCACCTTTGTAAATGGTTTAGGAACCACAGGACCATCACATCTAGGACAACGAATGCCATCCATTCGATAACCATGCCCTATGACAATTGTCTTGCAGTATTCATCTAAACATTCAAATTGTAATTCATGTTTCATTTCCGCCTCACCGCCCCATTTTTCCTAGTGTAGATATCCCTGTTCATTCCCATGATCTCGGGCCAATTTACTCTCTCTTGTTTCTTTTTCTTAGGTGACTTAATATTCTTCAGCTGCTTAATTTGTTCATCTGATAAATGATCAGCAATTTTCATAAGCAATCACCTGCTAATAAATATTAGAACCATCTTTACTTCGGCAGATGGCGAGCCGTGCCGATCCACACCTTAACCGCTGGCATCACGGCTGGAAGAGGTAACCGAAACTATGACATGCTGCGTCGCACAGTCAATCATAGCCAGGCATGGAGTACATATAAAAAGACACCATCCGATAAGATGATGTCTTTTTGATAGAATTCTATGTTATTAGCATAATGGAGATTTTCAATGGGTTCTATCGCTACAATTTAACTTAAGTTCAGATGATGTGCGAAATTTATCATTTTAATAATTTGAGCATGCTTATTGTAAATATGTCCTGGCGTGTATCCTAACTCGTAAGCCGTTTCTGTTAATGTTTTACCTTCAACATACTTCATATATAAAATTTTATTCTCTAAGCCTTTGAATTTACTAATCAATTTCTTAGCATTATAGAGATCATTCATTTTGTGTGCTAATTCATATTCTGTAGCAGCAATGATATCTTCTAACTTTGATGCTCTTGAATCTGGGTGTAATTGAATACCGGATAAATCACCGGCACCCATCCATCTTTTTAATTCATTTTTGTAACGCTCAAGTTCAAATTCTACGTAAGAAACTTCTTCTTCTAATTGTTGATAATCCCGCAGCCATTCATACAAACATGCTCACCTGCCTTTATTTCGACAAAATGCGTTACCATCTGTTACCGACTCAAAGCCTTGATACGACTGACTTTCCGACAAGTTTCGACCCCTTTGGTAACGCATTTACCCCCTATTTTTCTTATATAAAATTAAAATTTTTATATTTATTATTATATATTTTATTAAGAAGTTGATTTTATCTGTTACCTGTTACCGACACCACCAAAACCATTGATATTACTGACTTTTTCGAGGTAACGGATTAGGTAACAGGTAACGCATTTGACCTGTTTTTTGATGATTTTTTATTAAAACGGTCACTATTTTAGCCATTTTCGTGACCAAAAAACGGTCAAATGCTTTTTTTCAACCATTGATAATACTGACTTTTTAAAAGTGGTTTGACCAAAAATCGGTCACGACCTTTTGACCATCTTTGGAAAGGCGCAAAAATTTACTCTTCACTTACAAAAATTCTTTTATTTTTTCCATCTACTTTTTGAACCTTTGTATTGAATCCGAAAAACTGTTTTATCTGTTTGCTAAAGCTAATATTGCTTACTGGCTGGTATCCATTTTCTGAACAGTAAACTTTATACTGCATGTAGATATCACCCACCACCCCACGCTCCAGCTCCACATCCTCATTATTGACGAAACTAAGAACCGGATTATTTTCTTCCTGGTATTTTGATAATTCTTCTTCGACAGCTTTCGATTTTGTAAACTGTTTATTAGTAAGCAATCGTTTGAGTGCGGATAATGCCAAGTTCAATACATATTGCATTGATTCATCTGACAGCAATTTATCAGTAATAAATGGATCGTAATCTTCATCGGCAACACTGAATTTTGCTCTAAACGGAACGATTTGTAACCGGCGCCCAAGTCCGTCCGTGTAATCATTAATTCTCGGCATTTCGTTAGCGGAAAAAATCATTTTTGCATAGTTCGTAAAATCAAAAGGATCCTTTCCTTTTCTTTCGACGTTTAAGGTTTCGCCGGTAGACAACTTTTTAAAAACAGACGATTCCTTAATGTACCCTTTGGAAATATCGTCACCGATGTTAACGAGCTTACCGAACAACTCTGCCGTTTTGAATCGCTGATCAAGTTCTTTCAAGTCCAATGATGCACAATTATCCGTCCCGGCCAACCTCCGGATTATCTTTAGATAGGATGATTTACCGTTGGATCCGTCACCAGTGAGGATAAATGTGGCCGCGAATTCGTTACGACGAAATAAGATATAGCCTAAAATCTCTTCCAAAATGGCCCTGATTTTTTTGTCGTTAACCGCGATTTTATTTAAGGTTTTATCAGTCACTTCATAGTATGCCTTAGGAATATAAGGCACCGGAATCTTGTTTCGAGTGATAATTTCCGGGCTAAAATCCTCGAGTTCCCATTTTTCCAAGTTAAAAACTCCATTCCTCACCGGTACATATTTGGTAGGAGAAAAGTGTTTGTCTTTGGCTTTCAGTTGCAGGTAAGCGAGAGTCTCTTGGCGCTGCATTCGCTTTAGATTAGGAATATGTTTTATCATAGCCTCCTCGATGTCAGCCTGTTTATCCGAATACACACCGTCCTTATAAATATGTAAAATGTTTGCGATTTTACATATATGATGCTCATTGATTAAAAAATCTCCGAATTTCTCATGCTGGAAAGAACCCTTTATAAAAAAGGATTCTTTCATAAATGCATCATCACGAAGGATAATATTTAGTTCTTTATCCTCAACCGGTTCTTCCAGGATGTATTTATTGATGATGGCGATTGTTTCTTTAATATCCTTTTTGGCCATACCCTGGGACTGCATTTTTAAAATATAGGTAAACAGTTTATCGTTCCGGCCGTCTCCCTCGGATAGCTTGGTCAAGTTAGGATTTTTCTTATGATACGGGTAAAGCCAAATGGGTAACGGTTCATGCTCAGTTGCTTTCCTTATCCACCGGCGAACATTCCCATCTATCTTTAACGGATCCGCGGTGTTTTTTATCCCTAGTTTGTAATCACAAGGGATTCCTATGTTAGAAAACCACTTAATTTTATTGGCGGTTATGTCATACCCTTTGAAATAAAAATGGTATCCATTAGTCGTCTCCAGGACTGAACATTGGATGTCTTTGTCCTCTACTATATCGAGTAGCGTTTCAGCTGCGTCGATATCATCCACATCCACCATAATATAGTCATCTTCCAAAATACCAACATAGGAATCGTATTTTCGAACGGTATTATAGGATAATAGTTTGCCAGTGTCTTTGAATTTAGTGGCAGCATGTTTCCCGTTGCCTTTGAGATAACCTTTATAAATGTTAATCACCTACTTTCGAAATCGACTATTTATTACATAAAAATTTTGTAGTTTGCCGTCATAGTCGATTGCTGTCAAACTCACATGCCGTCGATTGAAAATGCCGTCAATTGCCGTCGTTCCCGATTGCTGTCGTTAAAACCATTTATTTGCATCAGATTCTGCATTAATTCCACGAAAATCCGCTTTAGACAGTTCTAATTTTAATTCCCTATAGTCCAGGTCATAAATGCTGATTCCATCCTTCGTTTCTGTGATGCCTTTTTCTAGTAATCTTTCAATGATGTGATTTCTTTTTAGCTCTGGAAGGGTTGCTACTGTGTTATATAAAATCCCCATTTCATCACACCTTTTTTTAGTCGGTTGGTTCAGTATAAAAAGGTTCAATGTCCTTTTCTGAATCAACAATTAATTCAAGTTCAATGTTTTCCCAGTATCTATTTCCATGTATTTTCGCTTCGTCAGATTCTTTATAGGCTTTTTTAGCTAATTCTAATGCCTCCTTTTCGTCATTTGCCCACACATTACAACGAACATAGCTGTAACCTATGAATCCATTTGTAGCTTCATACAGTTTCATTATTTCACCTTCTTATTACCGATTCTGGTCTACTCCAACTTGTAAGCAAACCTACAAGTTGCACAATCAAAGCCACTCTCTGGCACGAAATTATCTTCAAATACCGTGTACAGCTCACACTCGTTCCAATCCTTTGTGCAGCCGTTACATTTAACGGCCATAATCTCCGAGCACCAGTCGTAAAACTGCTGCCGTGGAACAACCGCATTCTGAATTTTGTCTTTGATGTCCCGGTTCACCTTTTGAAGAGTGAAATCATCGACCAATTTAAAATCATATTTCATCAGTTTTTTGTTGATCTGTTCCTGCTCTTTCTTGCTGAGGCGGTTATAGACAGACATAATAAATTTACTTAAATACGTTTCTGCCATTTTCAAACTCTTATGTTCATCCTTGGTCATGTTGTCCCGTTTGGTCCATTCTTCCCGCATTGTCTGGAGTTTCGGACCGTCCATACCCTGATTTCGAATCCCAATCGCCATTTGCAAAACCGAGTTCATAACCAAAAACTGATTTTTCTCTAAGGAATTTAGATAGTCTCTCATTCGTCATCCTTCCTTTTTCTATTCTCAAAATACTGCTGCTTTAATTGTTCGATTTGCTCCATAGTCGGTTTGGGATTAATCTGTTGCATAAAATCAGCTAGTTTTTTCTTAAAGAGTTGATGATCTTCATCCACAAATATTGTTGATTGTTTACTTTCCAATTCTTCAATTCGGTTGTTAGCCTGGGCGAGCATCCCTTCCAGCTGCTCAATATCATCGATGTATCCATTTAGTTCATTTTCCAACTTTCTATTCTCCGCTTTTGCCCGTACAAGTTCCCCGGAAACCTGTAGAATTCTACGGATCAAATACTTTTGTAGATCGGCGGTTTCTTCTAAGGCCATGAGCTCCCAGTTATAATCCTTGTTATTAGCCTGGTCGATTGTGGTGCCGTACTTTTTAAAACCTTTTTCATCCTGTGAATCTATGATTTTGGTAAACTCATCTATAACTATTTGACTCGTTAAAGGTCTTTGCAAATCTATTACCCCCTTATTAATTGGCAACTGCCCTTTTATATCGGCTTTCATTTGAACAAAATTCCGGCAAATTCGCCCGGACAAGCGCATCCGGTAGCATTGGAGAAACAGAATTTCCGCAACGAGCCACTTGTTCCTTGACCGGATATGGATTGCCTTTGTCATCCCTATCGATGATGTAGTTATCAGGAAACCCTTGGCCCGGATACAGCTCCCACGGCTTTAACATCCTCATGCCGATATCGGTAATTTGATATTCCTGGCCATGTACAGTAACAAGCCCAAACCGATCTCTTGTTGTGATTGTATGGAGTGGTTCTTTTAAGTCTTGGCCGATGCTAGAACCGTAGTAAGCCATAAGGAATGCTCTAACCTCTCCTAAATGATTTCCGCCGGCCGTTATTGTATGCAAAGGTTCATCCATCCTGTGGCCAATGTTATTACCTCTGAATTTAATTAAATGGCTTGTTACCAATCCAAATCTGTTGCCACCAGCAGTGATTGTGTGAAGAGGTTCGTTTAACGACAATCCCCTTACTTCCCTTGAGCTGGTCTCAGTGTAGTAGCTTGTTAGAAACGCAGATACAAGTTTGCTATTGTCGTTTCCGGAATATTCGACAGGTGCTATAAACGGTTTTGGATTATCGATAACAAATTTTTTTAGGCCCAATGCAATCCGTCTCATGGTTTTCTCAACAAGAGGCTTTTTCCTTTCGAAAATGGAAGGACAAGGTAAAGACCAGTCAATTATTTCAGCCGATATCCGCCAAGGCTTTAACTTGCCCATTTTGACTGGCAGGCTTTCCGGTTCTCCGTGAGTAGGTTCCGGCCACGCTATCGGCCGGCCGTCACATCTTGCAATTAGGAAAAATCGCTTGCGAATGGTTGGTGCTCCGTAGTCGCATGCCTTAAGCTCTCGCCAGTCAACCACATAGCCAAGCTTTTCAAACGATTTTATAAATCTATTGAACGTGATTCCTTTTTTACTCTCTATAGGCTTTCCGTCTTTACCGACCGGCCCCCAGTCTTGGAACTCCTCCACGTTCTCCAACATAATGACCCGCGGACGGACCTTGGCAGCCCACCGAACCGCCACCCAAGCCAGTCCCCTTATGTTTTTATCAACTGGTTTACCGCCTTTTGCTTTTGAAAAATGTTTGCAGTCCGGAGAAAACCATGCCAATCCTACCTTGCGCCCTTTGACTGCTTTTATCGGGTCCACGTCCCAGACGCTTTCGCAGTAATGCTCCGTATCCGGATGGTTCGCCCGATGCATTGCTATTGCAGCCGGATCATGATTGATAGCGATATCCACCGATAAACCTGTCGCCATTTCAATTCCTGTGGAGGCGCCGCCCCCGCCCGCAAAATTGTCCACTATGATTTCTCGAAATAAATCAAGCTGCCGCATTTCATTCCCCTTTCCCTAAAAATGCATTTATCCGTTCGTTCGCCAAATCCAAATACCACCAGTAATCTAGCTTCCCGGGTATCGACATCCCGGTTACATCGTTGTTGATAATAAAGCAGCGTTCCGGTGTGTATGATATTTTGTTCGCGCTACCGTCCTTTACTTTAACTAACTCTTTGTCGTTTTTATCAATTGATGCGAAAACCCGGAACACTCTTTCCTTCATTCGCTTCGTTCCATACCTGGCATAGTCATATTTACCAGAAACCTTCACTATCTTTTGGAACTTCCTTAACTCCGTGCATTCGAATATTGTTTCCTCAGGGTCAATGCCTTTGAGGAAAAAATCTACAATCGCCTGATTAACAATCGGCAAGTCATAGTCCAAGTTGTCCAGCTTTTTAACGTAAGCCCCTTTGGATTTCCATCTTGGTTTTCCTTTTTCATCGTATAAATCTCCGAAAGGAACAAGGATGTAATTATTCACATCTTTTTGAATAACTTTGTGGAAGGACTCAAATTCAAGTTCCATTCGTGTCCGTTGCTCCCACTCATAACAAATGTCGTCAATAAGCGCATAATCTTCCTCACGATAGAGCTTAATTAATATACCGTCGGTGTTAGCCTGGATAACCTGGCAGTATGGTTCAAGCATCTCTATTAAATCCACCATCAAGGTCATGCCGCCAATAACGATATTGTTAAATTGTCTTGGATCATAGAGTTCATTGAACTTGTCCTTCGTAGCGCCGAATGCCCCATTAATAACAATTTTCAGTGGCTTTTCCCGCTTGTCTTTTACTGACTTATACTTTAATCGGGTGTCTCGAATCTGCCTAAATTTTTCAGGGTTCTTAACGTTTCTAGATAAATAATCATACTCAATCATCATGGCAGGATAATAGCTGGCCACGTCGATATTAATAAAATGTCCGGTGTCGTAATAATTTCGTCTGGCACCGTGTAAACCGCCCCAGGCAAAGACGGTTGGGACTCCGGCTATATTCATTTCTAAAAACTTGTTATAGTCTCGATTCTCCCAATAAAACTCAAGTACTTCGTTGTATTTATAGACCCGTAATGTTGGCGGGAATGAAATATCAAACTCGTCATTTCTAGGCGTCTGTGGTTGTTTTGCTTCCAGGATAACTGCACCCAATTGAGCTTTTGTTTTCGAGATGTGTTTTAGTGGAAGGTTAAACATTTTCAGCAGTTCCATTTGAGATTGAAACTCTTCAATTTTCTCCATAAAAATGTGCATGGTTTCATGAACATCGTGGCGACAATACTTAATAACTTCTTCAATTTCTGCCTCCGTGAGTGGACGATCGATTGTAAAATCTACCGTTGACTCACGGATATCATGTCCAAGAAAACCTTCCAGCTGCTTAAGGGATTTGTTTTTATCAGTCATTACGTCATAGTTGTAAAACTGGATTTTCCAAAAATCCTTATAAAACTTCCAACCTGGTTGACGCTTAGTGATGATCCAGTGATTTATTTTTTGTGGGGTAAACCCACAAATGATAGCTTTCATAATGTACTGGTCATAGTGTCGGCTATTATACCCAACCCAGATATCCTTCTTATGTTGGTTGTAGAAATCGATTAATGCTTGGGTATTGTTTACAAAGACCTGCTCCGACTTAGTATCCGTGTCAGTGATTACAACCAGCCAATCATATTCAAATACCTCAAAGTCATAGAAGAGCATTTTCAATCACCTTAATATCCAACTTTTTGGCGATGATGATTAATCTTGTTCTTAGCAATATATGCCTCTTCAATTTCTTCCCAGGTAAATTCAAGCATTTCCCCTAAACCGAAGAACAACTCCAATATCCTGCCGTAGTATCTGATCCCAGGTGTAAAATAGAATTGGCAAACGGCATCATAAAGCAAAATAAATTGCCTAACTATGTTATCTGTTTTTCGAGGGATGACTACTTCAATTTGGTCATAGCCTCTTTGCAATCCTAAATCGAGTAGCATATGCAAACTATCAGCATATTCCTCGAGCAAGGGATTGTAAAAATCAGCATCGTCAAGGTCCATGTAAGGTGCCCTAGCCCTCCTGGTTCGCGGCTGCTGATCCGTGCTCCAAAATTTCCAAGTCCGTTGTTCATTGGCACATTCACCGAGTTCAACAAGTAGACCTAAAATTGATTTATGAAAACGGTCAGGCTTATCATATTTAATGCGATTTCTTAGTGCCTTTTGGGTCTCAAATAATTTAGTAAGATTCATTGATTATCCCTCCTTAAAACAAAAGGGAAGGTCGGAACCTCCCCTTTATTCAATTATTCAACTTCGAAAACTTCCTCGATATCTAACGTGGTGTATCCCTTTTTATCAGTGCCCTTTACAATCAGGTACTCAAATTGCCCGTCAATGTCCTCGTGGATGTCGAGAACTAGATCGGCATAATCTTTAAATCCGGTAAATTTGACATCTTCCTTCTTGCAATCCCAAAGGGCCCGAAGCATTTCATTATTGCGGTGTACTTGGAATCCAAAAGCACTATCATTTTGCGGCTGCATAACACCGTTATAGAAAATACGCTGCTTTTCATATTCGCCGGCCACGACTTTAAATTGAATTTTTAGCATTGGGTCCCCTTTTTTCGATTGCCCCAATTCCATCTTTTCTACTTCCACTTCATATGAACCATCGGGAAGTTCCTCGAAATTACCGCCACCATTTTTTTCAACTTCTTCAACATCGGATTGAAGAGACTCTAAATCTACCTGCTTATCAAACTTGGACCAATCAAACTTATTTTCTGCCATTATTCTTCATCCTCCTCATCTTGATTTACAGAAACGGTACCATCTTGGTTAACTGAGTATTCGAGCTGCCCCTTAGGTGGTTCTTCAACTGGTGCAGGTTTCTTAGCCGGTTTAGATTCCATAAATTCTTTTGGTGTGTCATAGCTGAATGCCAGGTCAACCAAGAAATATGTGCCTAATTTATTGTGCTTTTCACTAATTTTAAAGGATGTTAGGTAGACATCATCCTTCGCTTCTTCAACGATTGATTCAGCTTCTTCACGGGTGTCAGCATAATGCTGCTCTTTTACATTGAGTTCTTTAACTGCCATTGCATTCATCTCCTATATTTTTAAAATAACTTCGATTTCACAACATACCTTAAGAATCTTTTCATCAATTTTTGTTTCCATTTTAGAAGACAAGTCATGTCTTCTAATGTTATCCAGTTGATTCAGATAATTTAATAACTGCTCAAGTCTATCCATTAATCCCGGCTCCTTCTAGTTCTACGGGTACGCGCCGGCTGTTCCTCTTTATCTTCCGCTTTATCTTCCGCTTTATCTTCCCCTGGAGGCGTGTCATCGCCCTCTACAGCTTTACGCTCCCGGCGTTTACGCTCACGCGGCTTTTCTTCTTCGGCTGGAGCTTCTTCTTCGGTTTTCCGTGATCTGCGCTCGCGTTTTGGCTTTTCATCCTCTACCGGCTGTTTTTCATCAGCCACTTCTTCAGATTCCTTATTATCTTCTCGGCGGCGTCTGGATCTTTCAGGTTTAGATGGGGAATCCGATTCCTCAGTGCTTCCACCATCTGGAACAGATTTGGGTTGGTCCTCCTTAACCCTTCCGGTACGCTTGTCCTTTTTCTTGGTGGTTTTCCCTTCCTGGGCAGCTTTTAACTCTTCGATAAAGGCGTCCATTTCTAATGGAATAGTTTCGACTTGGAAATCAAAGCGACCGCCACCAAATACGTTTTGCTTCTTGGCCAGCTGCAGGAATCTTTCATCATCGGAATTTACGAAAGCGCGTAATGTTAAATCCACGGTACCGGTAAGGAAATTCGCCACCTTATCATTAATGTTTGGCTTGAATGTGGTCCGCTTAGAACCGCCTTTGAGAGTGATTTCTTCAACTTTTTCTTTGCTGACATATCCAATTTGATAGCCTAGTGCTTTTAGCCGTTTCATGGCATTATTAAACTCAGTAGTTACCTTTGACCAGCCTTTTCCATAAGATCCGTCAGACTCGTGCTCCCATCCATTCTTGTCAAAGACGTAAACCCGGCAGTGTTCATAAATGTCTTCGACCAAATCGAGCGCAACAGCTTCGAAATCATTTTCTTCGGTTTCTAAATCAGAAATCGTTTCAAGGAATACTTCCCATGCTAATTTGCGAGTTGTGACACGGCCAGATTTTGTGACAATATCCTTAATCGATATTACCGGTGCTGTGGTATTATCGGTATTACCATCAGTGTTGAGGAATAGGACATTGGGAATTTGGTCAACAAACGTTGATTTCCCTACATATGAATCAGCGTAAATCCAAAAGTCCGGCTTAGTGTCAATCTTGCGCTCACGGCGCTCATTTTTCGGTAGTGCCATTAAAATCTCTCCTTTTTCGTTATAAATAGCTTCCAAATAATTAGGTGCAAAGCGTGGGTTGCAGCTGAAACATTTTCCACTCGTATTTTTAGGAAAATCCTTTGCCGCTTCAATCTTTCGAATGGCGTTTTTGAAATAGACTGTTTCCATTTCATCGAATGTGATAGGCACTAATTTAACCTCTGACTCGGTTACTGCTTTGACCAGGCGTTTCCGGTAATGGAATAGATCCTCGTTGTCCTCTTGCTTTAAAGAGGTCTTTGGAACAAACAAGTAAGCCAATCGTTTTACTTCAAATCCATCCTGCTCCAGATAATCTTTGTAGATATGCAGCTGACCGGACTCTAAATAATTCTTAACGTTGTTGGAATACTTGAAATCCATCACCATACATGACCCGTCTGGAGCTTTCAGGATTAAATCGACAAATCCAAGATAATTAGGAAAATCTAGTTTGTACTCATGGATAAACTCGAAATCAGCGAAATTCTTAAACAAGTATTCTTTAACTTTCGGAATCAAGATTTCCAGCTTCATAGCTTCATGGATGATTGCATCCGTTAAAACCGGGAAGGAATTGTAATACTCATTCAAGGCTATTTCTACATCATGCTCAATCCCTGTATGAAGGGCATGTCCAATAATTAACGGATTGTCGGCATCATACTTAGGTAATTCTGTCAGCTGATCAATGTAACGCAGCTTGAAATGATACGGGCAATCATTGAATAATGACACCCGGCTGTAGCTGTACTGGGTCAATGATTTCACCTCCTAGTAGCAAAACTGTTCATTACTAATGGTTTGTTGAGAACCCCATTCCTCCTGGAAATTAGCAAAATCTCTAATATGATTCTTGATATATTCCTCTAAAAATATTGCAAATCGTTTGGAAGAAATCCCATGGTGGCTATAGATTACGAATGATTTATACTCGCCTGTTTTGCTGATATAATTTACTTGATTGATATAGAAAGCATTTTTGCGTTTATCAATCATTCAAACCACCTTTCTTTCCAGGCTTCAAAATCCTTTGGCCTTAAAATATAAGCCTCACCGCCCGAATCCTTTATTTTCTGGATGTTATGTAGTTGAAGCTTGGTAGGTTGTCCAACATCCGTTTTTAATTCAATTCCATGAAAAGTGCCATCGATGCAGGCCAGTATGTCCGGTATGCCCTGCTTGGTGTACTGACTGCCGGCCCAATACTTTAGGTGCCAAACACCATGTTGCTTAAGAAAATCCATGACTTTTTTTTGAAAGGCTGATTCACGCATGTATTAACTCACCTGTCAGCTTCATAAACGATTCTTTGTCACCTGCATCGAGAGCTTTATTAATTAGATTCATGCGGTTAAAATGTTCAATTTCTTTCATCACCTGGTCAGCCTCAGCAGAAAGACGTTCATCTGATTCTTTGAGTATCTTTTCAACTTTTGAGTGGGCAGATGCCAACATGGCAGCATGCAGTAAAGCCGCGAATAAATCATCCTTTTTGCCGGAATTCATCCTAATATCACCTCACTTCACTTTGAACATCACATAGGCTTTTTTATTGCTTACCTTCGGATAATCTTCCAGTAGCTCACCGTATAAAGCCGGCTCTTTTTCTTGTAGCTTTTTAAGGTCAATTGATGTTGAAGAACTAGCCGCAACCCGGGTAATTTTCAAAAATTCGTTATCAATGGATTTGATTTCGTGCTGATCCATGGCCGATTCTAATTCAGCTTTCAAGTTCTTTTGTTGCTCGGTAAGCTGCTTGATTTGTTTTTCAGCCGCTGCAATACCTGCCATTACCGCTAAATACTTATTTTCAAACTGAACCACTTCATTACTCATTTGGAATCCCCCTTTTTATCTCTTGCTTCAGCTAATCTCTCAGCTGCGGCTTGTTTTTGTTCATCAGACATAATACGTTCAGCCCTCATAGCAACCTGTTTTTCGGTGAGAACACCTTTGACACATATCGGTTTACCATCTTCCTCTTCTATGGTGATTAATTCTGTAATTTTAGAGAGTTTTCGAATGTGTTTTGGAACATTGGAGTAAACGTTCCATGTACCATTAACCGTGTCGAAAACCAAACAAGTTTCTTGCTCTTCACGGGAATATGCCATTTAGTTGTCACCTGCCAATAACTCAGGGTTTTCATAAATGTTGCCGACAACATACAAGTTATTACAAACTTCAGTGTCAAATTCTGCAAAATCATAATCATCTTTTTTTGGATCATCATTTACATTTTTCAAAAAGAACATTGCGTAATTGTCATCCCAAGCGACAATGTAAAATTCATTGTTTACAATGTCATACAAAATATCACTCTCGAATATTTCGATTCCTTCCGGGAATTCTTCACAAACTGCACTATCTTTTAAGCCTGTGAATTGCATTAATTCAATTTCATCGAAAAGCCGCCAAGCAGATTTTATATTTATCATTCTGTTTTCAAAATTAATTTCGTGTACTGGAATCATTTCTTTTAGATTCTTTTCCCAAGCACGAAACTTAATCTCTCTGCTCACTCTATCTCCTCCTTCTCAAATAAGGCATCGGTGTAATCTTTGCGTTCTTTCAGGACCTCTAGCATGCGCCATTCAATGGTTCCAACCGTCAGCAGATAATAATAGAAGCATGGTCTATCTTGGCCGATTCGGTGTGTCCGCTTTTTAGATTGCTCGAACAGTTCACTCTTATCGGTCAGGGTGAAATACACTATCTTATTGGATTTCTGTAGATTCAGCCCCATTGCCCCGGCCTGGTACTGGATAAGCGTGACTGAGTTTTCATGCTTCTCATAAGCCGTTAGGTCTTTCAAATCACCGTTAATTGTCGATATGGGTCTATCAATCATGTCCACCAATGCTGCATACTCTTTTTTGAAGTTGTAGAAAATAATGATGCGGTCATTGGTGCTGTCGATTAGATCCTTCACATACTGAAGCTTGTTGTCGTTGTAAACCCCCGCCAGCTGACGCAAGTACAGTTTCTTACTGGTGGCCGTATCGCCAATTAACTCTTCGCCGTTCACCTCAACAATGCTATGCTGTTTAAATTCCTTGTACTGCTTGGTAGTCGGAATCTTAACTGTCACATCATTGACTGCCGGTAAATTGAAAACCTCTTCCGTTTTCATAAACACCGCACCATACTGCTTTAATTTGGCTTTCAACCTGTCAACGTTTTTGTAGCCAGTGATTTTATATTGCTGATTCCGGTCGTCCCATTCCTGGACAACAAATTGTTTTAAGAAAAGTTGTTTACTTATCTTCCAGCCCAATAGATGCAGCTGGGACCATAATTCCTCGTACTTCCCGCCTGTTGGTGTCCCAGATAGCAGAATTACGTTATCTGCTCTCAATTTCATAATGAATTTAGTACGATTTGACGATTCATTTTTAATCATGGATGATTCATCCAACATGAGAGTGAAGTGTTTTAATTTCAATAATTCAGGGCGTCTCCAAACCTTGTCGTAGTTGATGATTAAAATAGACTCAGGTGGTATTTTTTCAATTGGCTGTTGGTCAAATATGATGACCTGGTACTCTGGATAGAATAGTTCAAAGTGTTCTTTCCAATCACCGATTTTTGACTTTTGACAGATTACCAAGTTATAAAGTTCATTGAGCTCCCACAATTTCTCGCTACCAACAAAAGTCTTCCCGAGGCCCATGTCCAAATAGTAGGCAACGCGATTTTTGTCGTACGTTTCATTTAGTGCTATTTCCTGATGTTGGAATAATTTAATGATTCTCACCCCGTTTCGTGCTATAGTGAGAGTGAAATATGTTTTGCTTTAGATCCGTGTTGGCGCACGGGTCTTATTTTTTTCTTATGGATCGTCTCGGCCACTTTTCCGGTTCTACCTGGCGACGTTCTTTGATGTAGTTATTCAGTGTAGACTCATTGATTTTTAAAGCTTTTGCAATGTAGCTTAACGATTCACCAGCTAGAAACAATTTGTGGAGGTAATCTGTGTCCACTCCGTCTATGATTCTGTTACTTTGTTTCCTCCTAGTTTCTAAGCTGTTTTCTTTCGCTTTTGAATATTGCATTTCAGAAACATTAACAAGGCTTGTACCACTTGGCTTATCTGTCGGAACAATCGGATGTTTTTTGACATAGTCTGACCGCTGTTCATCCGTCATCTTCCAGGTGTGGACTCTTCCGGCCGGCAGAATTATAGTCATTTCTCCGGGACCAACATCACGGATATCTTCATTGCCGCAATTTGGGCAACATATTTCTGACTGATCTTCAAATGCCTGCTCCACCGCGAATGAAAGAACGCAATCTTGGCATTCATAAACGTGATATAACTGCTTCATTTTTTTACTTCCTCCTTGCAGCATATAGCGCCATTAGTTTTTGCTGAATCGTCATGGCTAACCACTTCTTATTTGAAATCCGCATTTTGTATCACCTCCTTTAAATAATCATAATTAGCAATTGATTCCTTTAATTTGGATGTTTAAAAGATTGAGGACATTTTCAATTACTGGACCACGTTCAATGTTTTTAAGATAGTAATCGTAAACCATTTCCTCTGGACCCTTCTCTATTTCATAGCCAACATACAAAGCGATATTAATTTCTTTTAAACCAAGGTCATTCAACGCCTGACATTTACCTTCCCACAATCCACTAGTAGCATGATATTGACTTACACTTTCCTTATCTCCATTTACACCCTCCAAAGCACTTTCCAACGCGAGAGCTTCTTCTTTCGACAACATGACCTTTTCCATTTTGATTGTCCACCTCTATGAATCATTTAAATTTTTATTCCTAAAATCGTTCACCAAATTTTGCAAAGTAATTAAAAAGAGAAAGCCTGGTCAGGCTATTTTTGAAAAATTGTTACTTTCCCCATCGTTAATGATGTGAACTTAATTTGTTTACCGTATTTTCTTGACAAAATACTTTCAAAAATTGGTTTTAATTTAAGCAGTTTTTCTTCGGTCATCTCAATTCTCATGCTGATCACCTCTTGATAAAGCATATGCTGGTTAGTCATGTGGACGGCTCTACAAGTTCGATATTTTTTAACATCTCAATTCGCTTCTCAATCTCCTTTCGTACTAGTACGATTTTTTCGTACTTTGGACCAAAAAAAATCTCCTCATAAGTTACATTGAACAAGTACATGTATTTTTTGATTAAATCATCTGGAAGATTGCTAGAGTCCTGTTCATATAACCAGAGGGTTTTGGGTGATACATGCATTATTTCTTTCGCAAATTGTGCCTGACTGTAACCAGTACGTTCTCGTAGTTCACTGATCGTCCACTGCTTATTTATCAATGTTATCTCCTCCTTATGTTTTCAATGATAGTACCAATTTTATGTAATTTCAATACTAAAATACGATATTTTCATACAATTTTAGCACTTTACGAATTTTTCGTAATGTGTTATTGTTTATTTGTAATAAAAATTTCACAAAAATTTTAAGGTGGTGATAGTGATGGATAAACAAAAGCATGTCATCGCAAGTAATATCAAAAAACTTCTTGAAGAAAACAATATGACCCAATCCGAACTAGCAAACAGAATTGGAATTGCTAAGAGTACCATGAGTGATTACATGAATTATAGAGCTATGCCTAGTCCAGGGGTACTCGAAAAAATGGCCATAGTATTTGGCGTGACTAAAGCAGATATCGATACTACTTACAAGGATACAGTTGTTCAAATTATTAATGAAAAATTAGAATATGTAACCAAAAGAAAGGGGGCCGAGCTAGTAGCCGAATTTTTATCTTCACAAAATAAAAAAATTCCTGTTATAGGAAAAATAGCAGCTGGACAGCCGATAGAAGCAATTGAAGATATTGTGGATGAGATTATTCCACCTTATGAAGTTGGAAATATAAACGAGATATTTGGACTAGTTGTTCACGGCGACAGTATGAATAGGATAGTTCCTAGCGGGAATTATGCGATATTGAGAAAGCAATCTGAAGTTGAAAATGGAGAAATAGCTGCGGTAATTGTAAATGGGAATTATGCAACACTGAAAAAAGTATATAGATTTACAGACCTAATTGTTTTAGAACCTTTCTCGTATGACACCAGTTATACAGATCAACAATATTCTAACGAAAACTGCGATGATATAAAAATTATAGGCAAATTTTTATATAGTGTGAGTCCAATGATTCAATAATAGGCGGTGACAAAGTGTATGACGTCGGCAGATGCCGGCTGAATGAAATCTTAGGGAATAAAAAAATGACACAAGTAGAATTAGCAGAAAAACTGGGTATGAAAAAGCAACAAATTAACGCTTATGCAACTAATGAAACTGTAATGTCATTAAAAACTGCCAAGAATATCGCTCATCAACTTAATATTCATATAGATGATTTATATGATTTCATTTGGTCGGAAAAACAGTGAGTTTATCTCACTGGGACCGACAGTCAAGTACTTACTTTACTCCTTTGAATATTCTACGTTCTCCCTTCATACATAATTCCCATAACTTATTAAATTACACAAATAGAGGTGATACAATTGAGAGCTGTTGACTACGGGAGAGTTTCTACCGATGAACAAGCAAAAGAGGGGTATAGCATACCTACACAAAAGGAAAAAAATACAAATTTTATAAAATCTCAAGGGTGGGATCATGTAGATAGTTATATAGATGATGGGTACAGTGCAAAAAATCTTAACCGACCAAATATGCAAAAGTTAATTGAAGATGTTAAGCTGAAGAAATTTGATGTTGTCGTTTTTTATAAACTAGATCGGTTAGTACGGTCTGTCAGTGATTTAGATGCATTATTAAAGATTTTTGATAAACACAATATAGCAATAAGATCCGTTACAGAACCATTTGATACTACAACCGCCATTGGTCGTTTTCTAATCACTCTGGTCGCTGCCATCGCCCAGTGGGAGCGAGAGACAATTTCGGAACGGGTTAGTGTAAACATGGAAAAGAAAGTGAAAATGGGACTATGGCCAGGTGGTATGGCTCCATATGGCTATAAGGTCGTAGATAAGGAGCTTGCGATTAATTCAGACGAAGACATTGTTGTAAAAAAGATTTTTATCATGCTAAGGACATTGGGATTTTATACGGTAGCAAAAAAGCTTACTGAATTAGGGTATAAGACCACGAATGGCGGAGAATGGCATGTGGACACAGTTAGAGGTATTGCAAATAATCCCGTCTATGCTGGTTATTTAACTCATAACACAAATTCTAAAGACTCTAAGAAACCGCCTGGTGAGCAAAAGCTATACGAAGGAATCCAACCAAGAATTATTCCCAGAGAAGAATTTTGGGAGTTACAGGATATTTTGGGTAAAAGAAGAGGAACTGGAGGTAAGCGCGAAACAAGTAATTATTATTTTTCGTCGATTTTAAAGTGTGCTCGATGTGGACACTCAATGTCTGGTCACAAAAGTGCCGGAAAAAAAACCTATAGATGCTCTGGGAAAAAAGCAGGTAAAAATTGTACCAGTCATATTATTCTTGAAGATAATTTAGTAAAAACGGTTTTCAGTATATTTGATGAGCTCGTTGGCGATATTGTTGGGTCCACAGATGTTTCAGATGTTTCAAATGATAAAATTAAGGAAATGGAAAATGAATTAAAATCAATTGAAAAACTTTTAAAGAAAAAGAAAACCATGTACGAAAATGACATTATAGATATTGATGAACTCATTGAAGAATCCGAAAAACTTCGAGAGAGAGAAAAAGAGATTATTCGTGAATTAAAAACTATAAGACAAACCAATAAACAGGATGATAAAGACATAAAATTTTTAAGCGAAAATATTGAGTCTCTTTGGATTAATGCAAATGACTATGAGCGCAAACAGATGCTTACAACAATTTTTTCTCAAATTGTTATAGATACAAAAGAGGGTTACAGAAGAGGCACAGGGATACCAAGAGAAATCGTTATAGTATCAGTAAAATAA